GTTCCATATATTATTACTAATAGTACCAAAAATATTTTTATCATAAAACTGAGCCTTTATTTTGTAGGGCTTGTTGATTACTTTATTATAATACACCCTACAATCTTTTATCACATCCTCATTCCAACTGTTCCAATCCATGAGATGCCCAAAAACAAAATGGCACGTTTTACATAAAGTGATTAAATTTTTTGGATCTAATTCTTTTGATTGATCCACATTTACAGGGACTATATGATGAACTTGAAGATTCTTAATAGATGCGCATGATTGACAAAATGATTCTTTTTTTAGATGATCAAGTCTAGTTTTTTTCCACTTATATGACCTGGATAGTATAGAAAACATCAAATTTTATACTCATGATTAGGATCATATGTTAAAAATGATGCTATTGTATATCTAACTCCTTTTGTTATTTTTGTTACGCCATGTAAACAATCTAATCCGCCTGTGTGTATAGCATTATAACCTACTTTTGGCAGTACTTGCAGATTATCTTTATTAGGATAATATAAAATTCCACCTTCAAAATCTTCATTCAAAAAAGTAACAGTTCCAAAATCTCTCCAAGGAAATGGATGTTGACTACCATTTGGCTCAACAGCATCAGCATGAGGATGCAACTCGTATCCTTCTGTCCATCTTACTATGTGTAGACTATCTATATATAAAGGTTTTTCTATATTAGATTGTTTAATAAACTCAGATATCATATAATCTTTACCACTCTTAATTATATTTATAATTTCTTCATCTTTAATTTGGTTAATATATATTTGTCTACCTTGCCAATAATTAGATCCTAATTCACCAAAATCGGATTGATGACTATTGATATAATCTATAATCTTAGTTGTATTTGGTTTAATGATTTTATTTTCAAAGATAATTGGTTTGTCATTCACGTAACACCTCTTCATAAAAAAATATATTATCAGTACATATTCCACGACTACGTTTCAGTATATCTATATGATAATCAAATAGTTCTGGTAAAACACAAATTGTATTATTATCCAATTCGCTACCTGGATATGCCCAAATGATTTGTTTAGACGTTAATGTATATTTATCATTTTCGTGGAAAAAATAATTTAATATACCATATAGATTATTGCATCGACTAAACGCTTGTAAATTTTTGCAATGAATCCATAGCTTATTGGAATATTTTATTAGCCAATCGGTTTTAATTATGTATTGCGGAGCATCATGTCCAAGATACCAATTGTTATCAATATATCTAATATCTATTTCAACGTCATAACCAAGAGATATGACATTTTTAATAGTGTCTGGATGATTTTCTTTGTCTTCTATCTTTTCTTTTACATTACCTCTATGAGAAATTAGTATCATGATTTTGTAAAAAATATTGTAGATCTTCTGGAGTTCCTAATCCCCACATGCCTTCGATATTAAATATTGCTATTTTTTTCCCATCCTCTATAGCCTCATTAAATACTGGGCAAACATAAAATTCATTATTATGTCTTTTATTTTTTCGTATCATTTGCTCTGCATATTTTACATAATCAGAACCCTTTTTCCAATAGTATATCCCAACTGTTGCTATGTCAGATATTGGATTTTTTTCTGCAACTTCCGTTACAAATCCTTTATCGTCCACTTTAACAAAAGACCATTTTGGATGAGTAGATTTAAAGGTTAATATGCCAGCATCTACATCTTGTTCTTGCATTTTGTACATAAACTCACTGCTGTTCCAATCAACATATTGATCAGAGTTGGCAATAATCAAAGGATTATCATTATTTATTAATTCTTTAGCCAACAGAGTTGTACAAGCAGCGCCATCTGTTACTGAATCTACAGTGATAATATTAGTATTATTAGCTTTAACAATTAAAGGCAATAGACTATTTAAATTATATTTCTCAGAATGTAATTTTTGTACTATAAAAGTATGGGGACTATCAAATGACAGATTTTCAACTATCATTTGTATCATCGGCTTTCCACGAACATCAATAAGAGGTTTAGGAAATGTATATCCGGCTTTTTCAAAACGACTACCAGCCCCGGCCATGGGTATCAAAACATTTAATTTAGAATCTTGCCACATGATCTGATCGTTACTTCTTGTGTTGTACGAATCTATAATCTGAAATAGATTACTATTACTGAGGTCATTTGAATTTTTTACTCTATATATATTAGATCCGGATCTTTTAGCTGCAAGTAGACCGTGGGGAGAATCTTCAATTATTAATGTCTCTTTAGGCAAAACGCCAAAAGAGATCATTGCTTTCCAATACATTTCAGGATATGGTTTTGATTTCTCCACATCTTCATTACTAATAATTAAATCAATATATTTTATGATTTGTAGTTTACATACAGCTCCATATATTGTTTTTCTAATAGAATTAGAACAAATAGCAATCTTATAATTAGCTTTTGATAATTGTGTAATCTGATCTAATAGTTTAGTATTAGGTACTAAGTTAGATAATTTTTCATGAGTTATGTTTTGTTTTTTAGTCCAAATTTCATTATGTAAATGTTCTGGCAAATCTTTCTCTTTACTTAAAAGATTTAATTTTTCTTTTGTTTTTAGCCCATCATATTTACTAATATGCTCGTCCCACGTTATTTTATAGCTATCAGCTAAAACTTCATTCAAAGCATCATAATGTATCTGTTTTGCGTCCAACAGAACACCATCTAAATCAAATATAATAAGTTTAATCATTTTGATATAATTTTCATACGAATACTATTATTAATAGTTGGGATATAGTTACTATTCCATAAATACTCAGATATTAGCCCTTCTGGATGCTGAGGAAATATATTTTGATTTAATAAATACGATTCATATATATTACTATAATAATCCATTGCCTCAGAAGTTCCGTGGGCGAATTGATCATTTGGCATATATTTAGGGCCGATAGTATCCAAAATATTTTTCATATTATTATTAAATGGCTTGTCTATATTTTCATTTGGAGCTAAATACAAAGGATAATCTGTCAAAAGTTTTAAATGCTCAAAGAACAAATCAAATCTGCATCGTATAACTACATCATATTTAAAATCGTAATTAATTTCATATTGTTTTTTTAGATTATTACTTTGATAAATACTATAATACATCATAATAGCATTAAAAAATTTAACATTATTATTAGATGACAATTTATTGATAAAAAAATCTTTATCTGGATATTCTACTAAAATTTTTTTTGGACTATATAATGAAAATAATTTTGAATTTATAAGATAATTATCATTTAAATACTTATCATAATTAGAGATATTATATTCTTTACAATAATGTAAATTGTCTGGAGTTTTTGGATATAGCCCATTATATAGCCATGTATGTATAAAAATATCGCAATTATATGGTTTAATTATATTAATATACTGGCTATCGAAACATTTTTCGTATGCTCTAGTCTGACCAGATAGACATAAAGCTATTCTCATTTATCTAATCCTGTTTGATGATCAGAAAATTTATTGTCATAAATATCTACTCCCCTCCAATATCTTTTTCCATTTCTATGTTTTTTTTGTTGATCAATAGTTGATCTTTCAACACCAAAAGCTTTAGCGCATTCTCTTTCTTTTTGTATGCTTTCATTATCGAATACTTTTGTTGCATCTACAATGCTATATTTATCTATAAAATGTCTTGGATATGGTATAATACAACCAATATAATCTTCTTTATTTATTTTTATAGTATGATTAGGTCTTGTAATTCTTAGATTATATGTAAAATCTCTTCGCAAATTATCGGTTTCGACAACGCCTGTCATATGATATATACCATCTATAAAATAATTTGGTGGATTTATTGTCATCAAATTAATTCCTGGAGATGTTCTTAATTGATATGGCATTTGTATTGTAAAAGTACCCATTCCGAAATGAGCTTTTATAGATTGTAGATTATGTGTTTTTTTATATTCTTCTTCTGGAGTTAATATATTGACTTTGACTGACTCAACAGCATTTCCTCCATCCCAAATTACTTCAAAATCATATAAAGATTTTACTACAAATCCATATTGATTACCAATAACTAATGGTAAACAATGATAAGCATGATCAATAAACCAGCTTCTTTTTGAAGAACCCTTTAGAGACTGAAATACACTATCTATATAGTCTTGAGTTTGCCATTGTGGCTCGTAAGAAATAGCCACAATATTAGTTTCTGGAATTATCATCTAATACTCCTTATAGAGAGTATTATAGTACTTGAGATGCTATTAAGCAACCTTTCGCTACAGCATGAAGAGGATCGTTGGCATGAACAACTTCTTTAATTGGTACAGGAAAATTATTATCTATTAATTTTTGATGAAATGTTTCAACGTATCCTTTTGCTAATGATGTGCCGCCAGCGATAACAACTTTTAGAGGTTCTTTAAATTTTGGTAAAGATTTATGGTTTACTAATGTTATACTCAAATGTTTAGTGGTATAATCTATTAATCTTTCATAATACGAACAGACCGCTTGAAGCACAGGACTATCACTAGCCTCACCTATTCTGTAAGAACCATGTTCTTTTTCTGCTTGGACTACACTATCTGGTTCGCCTATAGCAACAGCCACCATTCGATCAATCCAGTCTCCAGATTTGGTTGTACTAAAAGTTACTGTTGGTTCACCATTTAACATAACACAAACATTAGTCATACCAGCCCCACAACTGACTCCAATCCCAGTATAATCATTTTCTTCTAATCCAGCATAGCATAGAGCTTCTGCTTCATTAATCGCTCTAGCATCATAACCCTGCTCTGCTAATATTGTTTTTACAACATCTTCATGATATCCAACATCAAAATCATCATCTTCTTGATCAACTGGCTGCGCCGGTTTACAAAATATTAATTTTTCGCCTGACTCTGAAGCCTTCCCGACTACTTCTTTCAGAATAAAAGCTAGTACTTTTTTTGCTTCTTTCTCTTTTGACGACACAACACCTTTATACATAGGTCTTTTTGCGCTATCGTTTCTTTCTATGGCTTTTTCTATAGCATCTTTTCCTAAGAGAATAAAAGAATTGTCACTATCTTTAATAAATACTTTACCGTTTAATCCTTTTTCTATCATCTTAGTAGCAACAGGAGTTGTCGGTTTTATAATGTAAAAAGCATCTCTAAAATCGGTATACTTAATACCTTCATCGTTCTGCTCTGCTAAAACAATAAAACTTGTACCCACGTCTAAGCCTTTAGCCATGTTTCTTCTCCAGTCATTTTTTTAGATTTTTTAGCTTATTTATAGAATCAGTAATATTTTCCGTAGATTGTTTTGATGTTGCTAGTTTATCGTATTTTTTTTCTAAATTATCAGTAATAATTTTTGGAATAAATTTTGTTTCATCAATATCGACCATAGACATTCCTTCTTTTTTCTTTAAATTCTGATTATTGGATAAGTATCTATCTGTAATATTTATTGTATTAATAGAAGATATTTTGCCTAAAATATATCCGATAAATAAACTTATAATATTTAAAATTAGTAATATTAATATAATTATATTGCTATTATTCATAATTGTCTTTTAATATACACCATTTATATGAAGACGCCAAAATGATCTTTTATAGAAAAATTAAAGTACTTATTGTACTCTGGGTCATTTTCTATCGACCAGTATTTTATTTTATCATCTGGTAAAGGCCATCTTTCTATTAGGTTTGGATTTTTTCTAAAATATTTCCATTGTCTATTAACAGAATATGCTGGGCCAGAATGAAACCAATTAACAAGACATGATCTATCATAATCACATCCTATAAATGCATGATATGAATTATGAGTAATTTCAAATATAAATAATCTATTATTAATAGGCTCTATAGTTTTTATCAGTCCTCCATTATAGCTAGAGTATATTCCTGTTCCACCGCCATCGTATGAACTATTATCGTTATTAAAATAATATATCATAGCTATTGTTCGCATAACTTTGATTGTGTCAGGATTAGTTTCGGTATCGTCAGTATAATTAGTTCCTCCAGTACATACAAATTTATTATTGCTATTTATAAATGAAACTATATTCATATCTCTATGAATAAAACCGCTTTTAGATGGACTTTTATGAAAATGAACAGATGGTGCAACGTGTTTTGTTGTTACAATATTAAAAGTTTTTTCAACAAAATTTTTTAATTCTTCTGATGCAAAAAAATCATAGCCATCCACTAGTTCTTTTGTAGACAAACCATAAATATATGCATCATAATTACTAGTTGCGTTTTTTTGATTTTTATATGGAACTGTTTTAGATATAAATATTGAAAATTTATTACATAATGATGCATAGATATTATCATTAAATAAATTATCTATAATAATATGATTAAATGGTTCATTAAATTTTTGTATTGTTAATAGTTTTGATTCGTAATGATGTATCTTACATTCATATCTATATTTTACAACACTTAAACCCTCTCTATTCACAGATATAATTTTTTCATAGCTATCTTTTTGTATATAATTATATAATAATACAGTTAATTTTCTAACTGATATAAGATTTGTATTTGCTAAAACTTTTGAATTATCATGTGTCCAATATATAGTCCCATCTTTTTCATAAAATCTTCCTGTATAATCATTTGATCCATATACTATTGGTGGTCTTACAACACACACATTATCAAAATTTATAGCATAATTTTCTAACTCTTCTTTATTTTTACAATATTCAAATATATTATTATTTTCAAAATTTTCTTTTGATTGTTTATCAGTCCCATCAGCACATGTTGTTGATATCAAAATATATTTTTTACAATTTATATTGGGATGTATTTTTTTAAAATCGCCAAGATTATAGCAAGAAAAATCTACTACTAAATCGAATGATGAGTCGTGTAGATTCTCGCATTCTCCATTATATCTATCTATATAGATATGTTTAATTTTATCCTTAAATAAATCTGGATTTGTAATCCCTCTATTTGCAAGATATATATCAGATTTAGAATTTTGTAATAATAAATATTCTACAAAATCCCTACCTAACATTTGTGTACCGCCAATAATTAGAATTTTTTTATAGTTTATCATATTAGATCTGATAAAATTTTACCGTTATCAATAATTTTAACTGGCCTATTACCTGGAGCTATTAGATGTTTATTATGATCAATGCCTAGTAAATTATATAGTGTGGCTCCCCAGTCCTCTACACTCACCGGATCGTCCTGTGGTTCGCTTGCTGTGTCGTTGCTGGAGCCGTATACCAGCCCTTTTTTAATTCCGCCCCCTGCCATGACTATAGAAAAAACACGCGGCCAATGATCGCGTCCAGCGGTTGGATTTATTTTTGGAGTACGACCAAATTCTGTGGCAACACAAACCAGTGTTGAATCTAATAGACCTTTTTCATCTAGGTCATTTATTAATGCAGAAAAAGCTTTGTCAAAAGATGGCAACTGACTACCTATATTTAGCGCTATATTATCGTGATGATCCCATCCGCCATAAGTTACATTCACGAATCTTACCCCCGCCTCCACCAATCTTCTGCTTAGTAGTAATCTCATTCCAGCAGCAGTTTTACCATAAATTTCTTTGGTCTTATCGTCTTCTTTGTTAATATCGAATGCTTGTATAGCCTGAGACGAATTCATAATATCATAAGCATTTTGATAAAAAGAATTCATAGAATCCAAAGAGTCTGACTTTTGCCTAACATTGAACTCTTTGTTGACTATTTCTAGCATCGCTTTTCTTTTATCAAATCTATTTACAGATATTCCATCTGGTAATGTTAAATCTCTAACTTTAAAGTTTGGATCTTCTGGATTTCCACCAAGACTAAATGATGAATAACTATGACTAAGATATCCAGCACCAGCAAATTCATTAGGTACATTTGGTACTGTTATATATGGAGGTAAATTATTCCTGACTCCTAATTGTTGACTGACTACTGATCCTAAACTCGGATACTGAATGGCTGGACTAGGACGATATCCAGTAAACATATTATTAGTTCCACGCTCATGTGCTGTTTCGCTATGAGTCATGGATCTGATAATGCTAATTTTGTTCGCTATTTTTGCAGTTTCTGTTAAGTATTGACTAAAAAATATTCCAGGAATACTAGTTGATATACTATTTAAAGGACCCCTATAATCAACCGGACTATTGGGTTTTGGGTCAAATGTTTCTTGATGAGCATATCCACCCGGTAGATAAATATAAATCACTGACTGTGCTTTTGCTTCCTTCACAGAAGGTTCTTCTGCTCTTAATTTTAGGTAGTCTCCAAGATTTAGTCCTAGATATCCTAAAACGCCCGTGTCGATAAAGCCTCTTCTGTTAAACATAAAACATCCTTTTCTGGTTATATTATACACTATTATAGCAAAATAGGTGGGACAAGCCCACCTATCTTGATTTAAATTGATTATCTAATTTAGATACTATTATTAGTTAGTATAGTTTCCTATCACTCTGCCCTTTTGGGTTCGTGATATAAACTTTTTTCTAACCAAATATGGCTCTATGCTATTTTCAATAGTTTCTACAGCAATACCAGTAAGAGAAGATATTGCTTTTAAGCCTAATGGATTACCTTTATTGCTTAGTAGTAGATTCAAATACATTCTATCATAAGCATCCAATCCGTCTTTATCAATACCTTGAATACTAAAAATCTCATCTATAGATTCTGTAGAATTTGGATGACAGGTCTTGTAATTTTTATACCATTGTAATCTAGAGTTTAGAATTCTAGGAGTTCCTTTACTTCTTTTAGCGATCTCAACAAGATCAGTCTCATCAATAGAAATAGAGAGTTTATCACAGTTCGATCTTGCTAGTTTAGCTAAATCAGTATCGTTATAAAAACTAAGATGTTCTTTGATGCTGAATCTATCATAAAATGGTTGACTTAAACTACCACCACTAGTTGTTGCTCCTACCAAAGTAAAAGCTGGAAGATCAATAGTTTCTGGTTTTTTCTCTAGAGTGATTGTTAATACAAAATCTTCCATAACAGGATACAAAAATTCTTCAACAAGTTTTGGTAGCCTGTGAATTTCATCAATAAATAGGACTGATCGTGGTGCAATTCCCATAAGATACGGAATAATATTTTTAACACTTCTGAGATTTGCCGCGTTGGTTGTGTACAGATTTACGTTCAATTCGTTGGCGATAGCACTCGCTATGGTAGTTTTACCAAGGCCCGGTGGCCCATCTATTAAAGTGTGTGGCATCACGGTTGATGTTTTTAAACAGCCCGTCACGCTGACCTTTAGCCTATTAATCACATCATCTTGCCCAAGAATTTCGCTAAATTTAGTTGGCCTTATACCTTTAGACATTTTTTATCTCCAATGATTTTAATGATAACTCAATAAGTTGTACGGCATTATCGGTTTGATTAATTAGATACGTTTTAGTTAGTATGTCTTTAGCCTCTTGGTTTTCAAAGCCATACTGAACCAGTATTTTAACACATTTGTTTAACAAGTCAACCGGAATTCTTAATTCAGATTTATTGTGTTCTATTGCATCCTTGTTTGCGTTAGGCTTTTGCTTTACTTTAGATTTATCACTATATTTGATTTTTATGTTGTCGATTGTTTTTGGCCTAAACACTGTTCCACAATCGCAAACAATCTTGAAATTTTTGGTCTTGACTTCTCGTAAAAACAACCAATGATTAGCACCACAATTTTCAGATGGACATCTATATAGAAAAGAAGCATCAACCTCAATCGGTTTCAGGTGTTTCATCGTCTTTTATCCAGAAAACAAAATCATTGATTTGTTCATCGTAAGCGGACTCTATCATACCCTTACTTGCTAATGATGATAGCATATTACTAACTAGTCGTCCATTCATTTCTTCTATAATTTGTGAAAATATTTTTTCATCAATTAAATATCTTGACTCATTTGTGATTTTATGTTTTTGTTCTTTAGCCAGACTCTTAACTATAACCAGAGATTCTTGCTGAGTTAAAATTTGATCCATCTCCTCCAAATCATCTTGACTAATTTCTGTAATAAGTTTTGTAAACTCGTCAGGATCATCTCCTATGCTTTTATCGAAACCATTGAATACAAGTTTTCTGGCCGACCTTGTAAACTCTTCTAAATCATCTATAATATAGTTTTGTTTACCCATGTCTTTCTCCGTATTTATTTAAGTTCAAGCGTAACTGAAAAAATTGGCTTGTATATTTTTGTAGTAAAATTTGATTCCTCTACAACTTTGATACAAATATCTTCTAGAAAATTCAGCCTAGTTTCTATCTCTTTAATAGCATCTGTTCTAGAAAATCTGACTACTCTATCTGAGGATTGAAAATATAAGATATATTTCATATTAATTTAGGATATCAAATAATCCTTTGTAGTAATGTGGTTGTAATACAAAATGAACAGCATGACTTTGAATATGATTCAAGTACTCTCTGGCTAATCCAGCGTTAACAAAGTACTCTTTTTTCCATATGGGTTGTTTCTGATAGTTAATCCCCAAATACTGGAAGTTTTTAGACTTCTCAGTATTGGAGAAATAACTATTCACAGGAAACGACTTTTTGGGAAAATTAACATACCACACATTTGATGATCCTTCGACTATATCATTTAGAGCATTATATAGCATTTTACCCCAAGCATCCCAAGCAGCGGGATCAAACTTAAAATAGTGCTTATATTTGTCTTGAGCATCATCATAATCATACTCATCATTATAGTTATCATCTTCTTGGTCCATTGTATTTTACCTTTATCATAATCAACAAAAGAGTGTTGGCGGGATCGAACCGCCATAGCCCAAATTGCTCACTCCATTTTTATCAAATATAATCCTGATCGGGATCATAATCTTCATCTTCATCTTCATCTTCGTACTGATTCCAGTAATCATCATCATACTCATCATACAACTGTTCTTCATCCTCATCATAAGAATCTTCACTAAACTCAGCCTTGTAAAGAGGCTTTAGTAGTTCACCTTGATATTCACCAACAACTTCATATCTACAAGTACGAAGTTTCTCATGATTACAATCACTAGGAACGCTGACCACATCCTTTGGATTGATCTTAACAATCATAATATGATCGCCACTATCAGCACTACCATAATTAGCCACATAGTTTAAAGCACCAGCATGAAGTCCCTGAGAGCAACCAACACTACGATTATCGTCAACCTTAGCCCTATTCATTTGGCAAACTTTGCCAACATGATTGTCAAATGTGCCAGCATACTTATCCATATAGTCACTACGAACAGCCTTGTATGCTAGGAAATGACCATCCTCAGTAATTGGCAGATGCTCATGCTCCAAGAAATCATATAGTTCCTTTTGACTTTGCATACTAGGATTTTCCATAAGATTATTCAAGAAGTTTACAAGAGGCTGAAACGGTAATCCCTTGCTCATAAACTCCAGAATACGCTTACTAATACTACCATGAACTTCTTCACCATCAAAAAGCACCTTGCCGTTCTTGACCTCAACCAGACCATCACTAAATGATGATACTGCCTTTTCAATATCTACCAGATCTAGCAACTCATCATTAGTTGCTGTTGGTAGAGCCTCAAGAATCAACTTGTAATTAATATGATCGGGAATAACTTGATAAGCCTTATTATTCAAGATCAACGTCAAATTACCATCAACCCACATAAACGGAACGCTCATTTTAATTCTCCTCTTTTCCTGTGAAATTATTTGATCAAAACACTTAGACTATTTCTTAACTGTTCAATACCGTTTTCATCAATAGTTACAAACCATGCTGGCGGAGTATAGTAGCGATTATGATTTACTCTAAGCGGATTAGAGGAACCTATTCCGTTCAATCCCCCATCAGCACTAGTCCCATCCAACGTACTACTCACAATATACTTGAGCATCGGCACCTTGTCAACCTCCGCTTTAAAGTTTTTTCTAAGATCACTACTTTTCGTTATCGACTCACAAAAATCTTTGGATTCTTGAGAAATTGATACTATCTTAGATGTATAATCTTCACTATACATAGTATTGATCTCACTCTTTAAGATATTAAACTCTTGAGTTTGTTTACGAATCTTCTCAGGATCAATACCATTCATATTATGTTTTGCTAATATTTTTGTCATAACAGCAAAGTATTCTGACTTCTTACAAAACTTCATATCAAAACTATTATGAATAACATGAGCAAAAAAGTAATGAATCATCCATTGATCGACCAGATTACAAAGTTCCGATCCACCAATATACTTATGATAATCAATACCAAAAATGCTTAGAATAGTAACCGCTATATGCCTATCTGCACGAATTCTATAGTAACCATAAGTCTCATTCTTCTCGTCTGCATTATACTGTTCAGTACAGTAGTCCACAATATTCTTATATGATCCAACTTCTCCGCAGAGTTTACTCATCATGCTCTTTAATTGAGGCTTGATCCAAGCATTGAAATCAACAAGATTCAAATCTTTGATCTTACTAACAGCACTCTGCTTGATAGCAAGAATATTCTTGTCTTTCAATAGATTGTGAAGAGTATGATTTTTATCTTTAATGATTTTGTTAAGATAAGCGATAGATGGAAATCCTTCTACCGAAGCATACCTAATAATAGGAATATAAATTGTCTCGTCTTGATCTTCAATAGTTTCATAGATATCTTCGTCTACTTCTCTTAGAAGATCAGAATCATTTATTCCATTACCAGATAGTACTAGTTTATCATTAGCGTCTGGACAACCACCAATAATAAAAACCTCACCAGCACTAATCTGACCAAAAGAAACGCTACTCTTGCGTGGTCCCTTGCTAAGTAGACTACGATAATCAGAAACATTAACTACATTAGTTTCTCCGCCGATATCACTCATGATATCATCAAAACCTTCTGTAGAATCTTCTGGATGACTACTATCCACCATAAGATAAGCAAAGCAATCATTTTGATTACAATACTTTGTCACAATCTTTTTGGCAGTTTCTTCACCCTTAATATCACAGCGGAAAAAGATCATTTTACCACTCTTTTTGGTTCCGCTCCAATAGTATTGAGGAACCCCCTTGAGTGTTTCATTATGGATTTTATCTGTTAGATAAACCATACGACGAGAGCGATAACCAGATGTTCTAAAATTAAAAACATACAACTGCTTATTTTTCTTGAACTTATATTCAAGATCTTTACCACTAGTTAATTCGTGGGTCTTGCCAGACTGGTCGGTCCATGATGCACCAGCGGTCCATCCACCAGCAAGATCGCTCAGATTATAATAAGTCTGATAAGCATCTACCAGATTAGTACACTGAGTAATCTTTTGAGTCATATCTTCTTTGAGTTGAAGATAAATATCTTGAGTTCTTTCACGCAAAACTTTAATAACATTTTTTGTATACTGTAAGCCTTCACGACTCACATCCATTTCCAATTCACCAATATTAAAATTGATTTCAAGATATAGGCCGGACCCTAGAACCTCCTTGACTAGATTCTTCCAGTTATCAACATCTACCTTTTTAAAGGTACGATTCCATTTCTGGATAGCGTCATTGGAAGATTCTTTTTCTGCTTCTCCAATAATTTTTGAACTATCAACAGGATAGGCAATATTACCCATGATAGCAACAATACCACTATCAGCATTGTTATACGCTGAAGGATATTGATCATTATTATTTGCTAGTCTACCAATTCTCCAACCCTTACCATCAATAACAAAGTTAGTATAAGAATACGAATGATCTGACAGATTCTCCCCAAAACCACCCTCAATAATGGGCTTCATCTTGAAGTAATGGAAAATTCTTTTTGCTTTGGTAGTAAACTCGCCAAAGTCACACTGTTTAACAGCAAAACTAATTTCAAGACCGTTAGGCTCTTTAGTTGGACTAATATCGAACAGATTAAGACTAGGAACACCGTTCTCGTCCATAGCCGCAATATAAGAATACTTAGTTCCGTTATAATAAGATACTGTGCTAAAACTCTTGGTATAAGCAAACGGACTCTTACTACCTAATCCAAGACAACCAACAAAATCATTACTATCGTTCTTGTTGCTTGCCCCATAAGTGGTATATAGTTCCTCCATATCCTGCTGACTAAGACCCGTACCATAATCACGCACGGTAAAAGATGGAACCGCTTGTGTTGGCAGAATAATCTTAAAAGGATTCTTATTACCAGCAGCAACGTGAGCATCATAAGCATTTGTGCTTAGTTCACGAATAACTGCCATAACCTTATCGGAATACAGAGAGTCCGACAGGATTTTAAACATTTTGCTCGTTTGAGCAATAGTAAATTGATTACTGCTTTCCAAACCCCTACTATGAATTTCAACCGTTCGATCTGCAAGTTTCATCGTTTAAGTCTCCAAGTTTCCTGTGTGATACGCCAAGTATATCATCGACAATCGTGGTTGTCAAGCGTTAATTAAAAAGTTTCGTCGTTGTCGTTATTTTCTTCTCCATAAGACTCGTAATCCTCTGAGATATAATTATTTTCGTCATATGGCATCCACTCATCAGTATCGTCATATTCTATTTCTTCATCGTCTGGTTCATCCAAAATAATTTCAAATTCTTTTACCTTTTCTGCTATCTCATCCAATCTTCTATTAATAAATTTAACAATCTTTTTTAGTTCCGATAAGTCTCTGCTATTAGTTTCTTCTATTTTTAGAATTTGTTTATCTAGTTGTAGGATTTCTTTTAGCATTCTTTCTATATCTTTTGACATAATCTTTTCCTATTAGATAGTTGCAATATCTAATACACCATTCTGATTATCAATAATATCTTTTATTAATGTTAGAATACTCTTTTATGTCGCCATATTCCCTAATTTTTGTATCCTCATAAGGAGCGGCTATTCTTCTGTAGAATTCTTGCTTTATATTCTCTAGAACACCAGTGATCATTGCTATTTTTGCATATGATTCTCTGCCCATCAAAGATGTGATGATTCTGGAAAATGAATAATTAATATCTCCAAGTATAGATGAAAAATCTTCATTAGTCATATTTCCATTTGTAGATTTTGGAATACCCAAACAAGTAATCATTTTATCTATACAAATATCTAACTCTTTTCTAATATCTTCTTTAATGTATGGCATCTGGTTCCTCACATTTACAAAAATACTCGTAACAATAATAACACTGTGGACCCGGTTTTCCCAATCCCCAAGCATCACTAGAAGGATCAAAACTTTCTAGTCCAGTATCAATACAAACTAATTTATCATTAATCAATCCAATATTATATTGATGACAATCCCAAAAGTCTAAATTAGTATGATGCTTGATGTTGTCAACTAAGTCTTGTATTTTTTCTAGAAAATGAGTATATTTTTTACTCCATCTTGTAATTGGCTCTGTAATCATATATCCAGCAATTTCTGTTACAAAACCATATGAACTATATAAGGATAAATCTTTGATTGGTAATTTAACTACATCAGTATATGCTATTGGAGATAATCCATGCTTACTAAGTAATTGTTGAAAAAACAATGCGGCCTTAGCATCTTTTTCGGATTTAAATTCTTTGAATCCCTTATTGGTTTCGTCAACCAAAGGATAAAAGTTGCAATATCCTCCCTCATCAAACCATTCAATATCAATAGTGTAATTCATTTTAGTAAGAAATTACTATGGGATATTCTCCAGTAATATTATATAAAAAATCTTTTGCTTTTTTAAGATCAAAAAACTCCGCAATAAATACTAGAGAAGGACTAGGATTATTTTCTCTTTTTTCACCATATATTCTATAAAATGGATCATCAATAGCCTTATACGAATTATCCACAAAATCATTAATA